TCGGATAAATACTTCAAGGTATCATATCCATCGGCATACATTAGGAAAGATTTTTTCATCGCAAAAAAAATGCCCCTTGATGGCTGCGGTCGAATCGGCTCAGTTTTTACACCTTGCCTCGCAGCCCCCAAAGGGCTTCAATGTTTTACATCTGCTCAGGATTCGACCTCTGAACTACCACAAAGATAAAAAATTAATAGCAGTTAACCGTAGTTTTCACAGTTACTTTTTTGCCATTCAATGTTGTACTTGTCGTGCCTTCCATTCCGACCTTAAATGCCTTGACATCTCGGTTAGTCATTCCGCACTTTTCGATTCTGGTCATTTGCGTCTGCGATTCAAAGCCAGTGGTCGTTGTTGTTACCCTGCAATCGTAGCACTTTCTACAACTTGATAGAGAGGCAAGCAGGATCAGAATTGATAGGGTTGTTTTCATAGTTCGTTTTTTATGTACTTATCAATGATGATTAAACTCTCGTGTATTCCGATTGCGAATGTCGCATAGTAGCCAGCAGCGGAAAGCATTTTCAGGATCTTCTGCTGCCGTTCAAGGTGTTCATCCATCATCAGGCTGCCATCCTTCTTAAACACTTTCTTGCCCTCCAACTTGATCTCTAAGTAAAGCCCTGCATACTTGCCATTCGGATAGGCAATAAATAAATCAGGATAGCCAACAAAGCCATTCATTGACTTATGTAATCTGCCCTGCCCGATTGTCATCTTCATCCCTGCTGCGAAGTCGAACCGGTAAACGATGTTAGGATGTTGCAGTGCCATCAACTTAGAGATGCTGATGTAGATGTCGGACTCTCGCCTCTTGCGAATTTTCATAGTGGGGTATTTTTAGGGGTATTGATTTTTATGCCACTATCTTTTTTCATTCCTTTATTCCAAGCCCGTTGCCCTGCCTTGAATCTTGTCGGGATGCCTGCCTGCATCAGTCGATTGCCGTGATGCTCTCGCTTGTACTTAAGATCCTTTTTAACGCCCCTAAGGTTGGCAATCTGATAAACAGCACAGCAAGTCAATCCTAATGCGTTAGCGATCTCCTTAGTGGGCATATTGGCATAGTGAGTCAACACAAAGCTAACAACCGCATCACAGTGCTTGGCTCTCATCGTCTGGTATAATCACCATCGAATTGCTCGATGAAGTTAATGATCAACTCCTTTGCACTGTCGATCTCATCCTGATTGTGGCGGTAAAGAAATAGGTCAGCAAACTTGCCCGACTTCTTAACCTTTGGAGTAACGCCAATGTAGTAAAAGCACTTTGGATCTGTCCCCATCAGAATCGAATACCACACCGCCTGAATGTGATTAGCGTGCTTAATCATATCGGCAGCAAATGCCTCAATGCTTTTGGCTGATGTAGTCTTGATGTCAGCAAGGATCTTCTGCTGATCCCAATTCATATCGATTGCACACTTGCCTTGAACGGTCTTGCCTCCGATAACCACATCAGACACCACCACTTGCTCCTTGATCGACTCCTCAAACATCGTTGCCAAAAGTGGCACTTCCTGAAAGGCATCATAGACATTCTTGGCAGCACCATTCATCTGATCGACTTCGGTTTCCAAAAGGTCGAAGTGAAAGTTAGCCCCCTTGTCGAGGGCATTCTTTGCATAGCTGATATCGCCTGTATAGAATCGTTTGATTCGGCTGGCTGAGATTGCAGGATAGTTAATAAATTCTTCTCGTGTCATATATTATCCCCCCTTAATTCTTCAAACTCTTCCCATATTTTGATGCCTACATTACGATGACTCAAAAACATTTCTTTAGTGATTTGATAGGGGAAAATATTATTGTCATAACACCTCTTAATAACATTAAGAAGCCGAATTGATGCGTCTACTGTTTGAATCCAGTCATTAATTAATAATTCATTTGATGCTTTTACTTTTTCCTTTTTTAGCAAATATGCTAAGTATCTTTTATCGCTATCTGTAAAGCAATGGTGATATAAATCAAATAGTTCCATAAACAAAATTATAATATTGCTCTCCCAGTTGCAGGCCGTCGAGTGCGCCTTCGTTGTGTGTTTGAACTCGTGTCATCAGATCTCCTCCCACCCTTCTGTTCTTCTCATAACCTTGTAGCCTGCTGCCTTGATCTTGGTGATCATCTGCTCGATGCTCATCACTCCGTAGATCGGCTTTTCGATCTTGGCTGGTGCTTCGATCTTTTCAGGTGCTTCATCCATTGGGATCTGAAGTTGTTTAGGTTCTGCATCAACAACAACCTTTGCCATTCTTTGAAATGACTCTTTACTAAATCTGTGCGCCCCTGTAACAAGTGATGCATAATGACTTACTGCATATCCTGCCATTGTTGATACTTCAATCTTTTTTAGTTTAGTTTTGATACGTTTAGTTTCAATAAACTCAACTAACTCATAATGTTTTAACGGTGTCCAATCATAGTTATCACCGTACTTATTTATTGCTGTTGCGATTTGTGGCATCTTATTAGGTTGTTAAACTGTTTGAGTTTTAATTGCTACTACATTGATTCCTGCGATGTGCTTCAATCCTACCATCTCCATCGCCTTTGGCAAGTGTCTAAGAAGATCCTCTTGGCGCAAGTGATTGGTGGCGAATAAGACATTGATGATCTTTAGCCAATCAACATCGCCATCGACTTCTGCCTTGTAGACCGTTCTGATATTCTTAGTCTTTGGCATATCGACTGAACTTACATACAGATCATCCACCATATTCGCAAGAGCATCCATCTCCTTGAAGTGTCCTTTGATTGACATTGATTCCTGAATGATCTTTTCCTGCGCCTGCTTATGCTCTTGCTCAACTTGCTCGTGGTATTCCAGCATCTTGGCTTTGGCTGATGTAATGAATTGGCTCAGTGGATCTGTGGTCTGCTTTTCAAGGCTAATCAATTCCTTCTTGAAGTGATCAACGGGCGCAGTGATTTCCTTGCGTGCCGATTCCACAATCTTGATGGCATCATTTACTTGCTTGATGGCTGCTGCCATACTGTTGTACTCGCTCACGTTATTAACGCTGTTAGCTTCTCCTGCCACGCTGTTGCGTTCAATGAGTGCCTGTGCGTTTAATATCTCGGTTGAGTTTATCGATTGGTAAATCTTCTCAACGGGAATGCTTATCTTTGCAATGCTGTTCATGTTTATTTAGGTTAGGAATCGGCAGGGAGTTCGTTCGCCCTGCCGATTTGTTGTTTAAGTTAAAAAGGGAATTTATCTTTAGAGGTATTGAATAGATCATCAAGATCATCTGCGCCATCATCGAACGGTGAAGCCTGCTGTGGCTGTGTCCACTTGGTTGATTCTTGACTGATGCGCTGCAACCACTCATCTGATTTCTTAATATCATCCTGCATAAAGTCTGGCAGCAATGAGAACACCATATCATCGTGTTCGGTAGTGTCGTAACACATTGGAGTATTGATCGCTGGAGGGCATTGCATTCCTTTCGGCATTGGTGCGATGCTCATAATGTTTGCATACGTTCGATCTTCTTTGCCATTGTGAACGATGTTGAGCATACAAGGCATAGAGATCAGATTGAAGATGTCGAAGTCTGCTGCTTGCTTGTCTGTCATCTTCTTGCCGAACCAAGACTCGATGAACTTACGCAGTGATGACTTCTCGCCCATACTGAGGTTAAACATTGTCTTTACGTAGTATGGCTGCTCGCCCTTCTCCTCGTTAAATACTGCCAACTCCATCGGCAATTCAAACATAAATTGGATCTTGCGCTTTCTGTTCTGCCACTTCTCATCGAAGGTCGTGCCTTTGTCGATGATCTGATAGCATCTACCGATGTGAGTGCCAGTAGGTGCAAGTTGTTTCTGTGCGGATGCTCCGCTGTTAACAGGTGCTTTCATTTCTGAAATATTAAAGGGTTAAAGATTACGCTTGTAAAGATTCAATTACTGATTCGTGCATAGTGTCAACTGCTGCACAGTAGGCTTGATGATATTCCTCGATGGAGCAAGATTCAAAGAGCCTTAGATCGGCAGGAACGCCATAAGTTAACTCCTTGTGGAATTGTCTTGGCAATGCTGATGCATTGCTATCGCATCTGGTCATAAGACCTTTTCTGCATCCGTCATTGATTACGATTGTGAGTATCCCTGCAAGATGATCGTAGTGGAAGAACTCGGTTGATTCGATGTTGCGAAATAGTGTTTTTGCTGTCATTGTTTTTAAGTTGTAAAAGGGTGGGAAAATATGGGCAGGGGTTAGCTGCCCGATTGATTTAGTTTATTTTACCGTTTGCTTTTGCCCATTCTAAGCACTTACTGCAAACCATTGATTCATCTTCTAAGTAGTTCTTAATGAACTCTGCTGTCTTAACTACGTGCGTGCCTTTAGCATTTCTGAAGATGTGTCTGCCACATTGCATTCTTGAAGGGTGTAACTTGTTGTTACCGAGGCTTGCGAATAAATGTGATTTGTAAGTTGTCATCGCTTGAATAGGTTTGAATTGTTCGTTTTGGTTTGACAAATGTAGAACCTCTTTTTGATTCTGCAATACACAAACAAACAAAATAACAAACTACCAGCGTTAATTTACATAACTCGCTGATAATCAATTCAATTAATTTCAATGTATTTTTATGGTGTTGCCAATTTAACTGCCGTAATTCCGAGCAATGCTCCGATTCCGATCTTGGCTGCTGTGGTTTGATACCACTTTTTATCTTGCCTAACAACTACGTTACGCATACCGGTCAAGTTGATGTTTGGGTTATCTACCCCAATACGAACTACGGGATCAGTTCTTTTTAGAATCTTTGAAATAAAGCCCTCTCGCAGCGTATCTCCGATTGCGACAGTATAAGATGCAGGAATTATTAAAGAGTCGATCTGAATGAAGCCTAAGCGGTTAATTCGCCCTCCTATCTCCAGCCATCTTTCGATCTTGTGGAAGGTTCTTGGAAGTTTGATGTGCGGAAAGCTATCAACATACACCACATCGCCCACCTTGAACTCAGTTTTATAGACAGTCTTAGTCTTGTACTCGATGGCTTGGCTGACCTTTGCCATCTCCATCTTCTCCTTCAGCGCATCAATCTCCTTTTCAGATTGATTGATCTGCAATGCCTGAGTGAAGATGATCAGCGAATCATCGGTAATCCTTTTGGTGAAGATCTGATTCTCCTCAATTAAGTATTGCTTATCGCCTTTGAGTTCTTTGATGGTGGCACAACTGCGCCCCAGCATCAGCATTAAGACAGTTATGATTGAAAGCGATACGATCAGATGAGTGTTAGATGGCTTCATTGTGCAGGAGTTGAATGATTTGATTTAATCGCATAAAGCTACTTGCCTTATCTCGCAAGTTATCATTGAGGATATTCACCACCACTGAGAATGGCATCTCTTTCTCTCTTACATAACTGGCTAACACTCTAACAAGTCTATCATCACATTCCTGATCACTTAGAGGCAAAGTATTAACCGATTCAAGCATCCCCAAATGTAGTTAAATTTGGCGAGTCAACTTCTTGACCAACAACCTAATTGATTCATCAAGTTTCTTAACGCTATCGGCAATCATCTCCATTATCGCAGATCGTTCTGATTCAGTTGCCTCCTTATGCTCCATTAACATATCAACCAAGCCACCGATGGAAGTCAATGGCTGGCGTAGTTCGTGCGAGATCATAAAGCGAAATTCCTCAATCAGCACCTTCTGCCGTTCGTGTTCGTGTGCAGTGATACTCGTAACATCCACGCAAGGGATGCCGATGAAGTGAAGTGAATCAAGGATATAGTAAACATTCCACATATTGTAACGCTCAGAGCCGATCTTCTGCTTGGAACGCACATACACCCGTTGAGGATCAGGTGGTCTTGATTTAGATCTGTTGATGGTTGCCAAGAAATCATCCCTATCGCTGTCATTGGATGCAATGTCGAGGATGTTCTTCGGCTTGATATGGCTGCTATATTCTTTGAAAAGTTCATTACTTGTCAGTATCAACCCTTCAGAATCGGCTATAACGTAGAATAAATCTATTGAAGATTCAAGAATGTGCAGAGATGCCATACTGCAAATTTACGGCAAATGAATCACCTATGCCATCTCCTTGCGGATATTATCCACTAATGACTTCCAAGCCCCTTGACTTGAAATAAGATACTGCACAGTGATGAACATCGTAAACGCAAGGACGATACCGTTGATTGGTATATCTAAATTCATAGGCATTGGCTCATTCTTTTGGTTTGATCTTACATCGACAAAGGTCAACGGCTCTGCTTTAACTGAGGTGATCAATGATATGTTACAAGGTTGGATAGAATCGAATGCCGTTAGCTGTGGCTTGTCAATTTTTGGCAAGTCAATCTTTGGCACTTCAACAACTGCAACAACCTCAACAGCCGAATCAACAACTGATCCAGTAGTTACCGAAGTATCAAAGCTAATTGATCTGTGTGTTACCTTATACACTGTATCTCTAACTGTCTGCTGATTCATCGCTCTTAGCTTTTGGAATGTACCCTGCTGCAATCAACGCAGCTACTATCGCTGCCATTGTTTCTGTTGATATGACCTTAAAGATCAGTAAGTAAATCGACACCAAGATCATCAGCGAGCCGATGGTTGAACGCCAGTGCTTGATGATGATGTTAAATATCTTTTTAGTCTTAGTAATCCTTGCTGCCATGATTCAATTTACGAAATGCAGCAGATGAAGTTCCGCTAATAACACATCAAACTTTACAAGGTGTGAAGTATAACTTCGCCTCTGCTGCCCGTCTTGTGGTCAGCCCTTGCAGCACTTTGCCTGCTGCTTTATTCCAGCGCATAAACTCATCGGCAATACTTGGATCATTCGGGTTAACCTTTGCCTTTCTGACCAATGTTGATCGCCCAAATGCAGAGCCTCCAATATTGTAGCACAGGCTCACCAACGCATCGAATTGATATTGGTTAAGGTTTGGCAGGCTCTTGTTTACAACCGATTCAAATGGCTCTAAAGTAGCAAGAAGCAGTTGCGTTGCCATTGCCTCATTGACCAACTTCTCACCCATCAACACCTTGCGCCCATCAGGATAGCGAGTGCTTCCGTAGCCAATCGTTGCCACCTTTGCAGGGCAGAGATAAGCCGATAGCCTTAACCCCTCATAGGCCTTGATAATCTTCAAGCCGTTGATGGATGTTGAGCGCATTAGATGATTACATATTGAAGGATGGCATAGAGGCTTTGGAAAACATATCCATTGGTTACTGAAATAACATCAATAACAATTTTATTGCTTGTGGTATTGGCAGAAATAAGCCAACCATCGAATTCTCCACTACCAACAGCACTGAAAGCTATAATTCCAAAAGCATTCTTAGCATTGGTAAAATCAGATGAAATAGGCAAGTCTAATTCAAATTGAGCAGTATTCTCAGCAGCATCCATTTCAACATCTAAAAACAGAGAGCAAGTTACTACACCGCCTACACGAGAATAGTTACCGCCTTGAATAGTAACAGTTGGGTTAGTGCCTCCCGTATTTGTAGGTGTTGGATTCCATTGCCCGCTTTCGATGTCGGGAATACCGCCCACAATATCCTCAACAGCAATCTGCTTAGAGGTGTTGGTTGAGGTATCAACGATGTAGAACACATCATCAGGTGCTGCTGCTCCTAATACGGGAAGATCGGTAACTTTAATGCCTGCCATAGTGCTTTAGTTTTTTACAAAATTACAAAGAATTAAGATAGGTAATCGCCTCAATAGCATCATCAAATTGATTGCCGTTGAAGCTATACTGTTCCAAGTTAATCAGCCACACTCCCTGATCCGTTGGCACGTGCATTGACTTAACATCAACAAAGTCAATCTCAATGCGATCATAGTTGGTAGCTACTTCACCAATCACTGATGAGGTATAGGATAGTTGACTTGCATCAATCGTTATGTCGATCATTTGATTGTGATTTCGTAGTAAGATAAAACAGTTGAATCGCCATTTGCCCCGTTTTGAATAGCGAAGATAAGGTATTGATTAACCGTCCAATCGATATTGGAGTTGGTCAGTGTCGCATTACCTACAACAGCATCGGTTTGTATTGATGCGTTAGCTTGTGCTGTTTGCGTTACGGTTGAACTCTTTACGATTGCGTTACGATCACATCCATTGTAAGTGTTACCAATCGCAGATGTAGCAGAAGTCATTAGCAATGTTGGTGCTGGACTTACGATTGAATCAGCAGTATTAGCATAAACTCGCAATGTAGTGATTCCTGCGCCTCCTGTCTTGCCCACACGAGCCTTGATGTTTATGATTGATCCAACTGGAATTGTATTGGCAGGAATCAGAACACTTACCACCTTGTTGTTATTGGTGTTGCCCGTTACTGCTGCTTGATTGTTAAGATCTTTGTAAAGCAATGGCAAACTTGGAAAGGTAGCAAGCGATCCATCGCCTCGCACATACTGAGAAGTAGTGCCTGATGGTGTATTAAACTTTCCGTTAAAGGTTGACCAATCGGTACTGCTTAAAGCCCCTCTATTGGCTGCTGATGCAGTTGGTAAGTTAAATGTGTGAGTGCTGCTTGCTGAACTTATAGCGAAGTCAGTACCTGAAGTTCCAACTGCCAAGTTTTGAACTTGCGCTGTCAAGCCGTTAAGGGCATTGATGCCAGTTGAGAACGTAGTTATGACTTGGCAGAGATTATTATCTTCTGTGTGAAGTGTTATAGTCTTGCTGCTATGAATTACATAAACTCTTATAGCAAGCCTATCGGCTGCGAGTAGCACTGTGCTTGGAACTGCAACGGCTGTTGTATAAAGATCAACCTGAGTGCCATTATTGATAAATTCAGGATTTGAAACACTTGAAGCAATAAGTGTTAATGTTCCTGCACTTAACTTGTAAAGTTCAATGTAAAATCTTGGTGAACCTCCCGTACTTGATGCGCTGAAATACATCTCAAAGTTCCAATTCCCAGCAGGAATCAGAAGTTGATTAGGTACACTTGCATCGGTAATGAATGATTGAATGTAGCCATCTGAATTTATACTAAAGTTTGTTCCTGCGCCAATTACGGGAGTGCTACTCATTTGCTTAAATGCCACACCGTCCAAAGTGCCTTGACTTACAGAGCCGTTGAGGTAGTAGTTAAGTGATGATCCACCGCCTCCCGATGTTGGGAAGTTAGCAAGTTGCCCATCTCCTCTGATGTATTGTGTGCTTAATCCTGCTGCTGCTACTGCTAATGTACCGCTTGTTGTAACTGGGTTGCCAGTAACCGAAAATGCAGCAGGCATTGTAAGATCTACCGATGTAACCGTACCTGTTGGAATTGTCGGGAATGGTGTTGGTGTTCCCGTTCCATCAAGATAGTCTGTATTTGTTCCCGTTGGCACATCAAACTTGCCGTTAAAAGTTGACCAATCAGCACTATCTAAATATCCATCAGCCGATGCCGTTGCTTGCGGTATTGCAAGATCAGGATTTGCACCGCCCGAAGATGTTAATGGTGCTGTTGCCGTTACTGATTCAACAATAGTAGAAGGCAAAACAGGAATGGTTGGTTTGTTTAGGATCTGATTGTTGCCACTTGATGAGTTCCAATCTGATGGCTGTTGCACCGTTGGAAAGCCAACTCCAAGATTAACCCAATAGGTTGCATTTGTTGGAAGGATGGAATCATTCGCAGCGATGCACCGGTACACATTGCCATTATACCAAACGATATTGCCAACTGCATAAGCGTTACCGGTAGCAGCCAAGTGATCTGTGGTAAATGGCAAGGCAATCAAAGCACCTCCACCACCACCGCCACCAATGGCGATCAGTGGATCTTCTGCCGTACCGTTTCCGATAATGGTAATGCCATCAACAGCAACCTCAGTCAAGCAAGGTGTGCAAGGCAAGAAGTCAGGCAGTGGAATATCGCCCGTTGCACAAGTATCATAACAGCCATCCTCCGAAGAAGTCAGCACATTAACATCAATATCAATGCTCACGCAAGCCCACTCATAATTAGCAGTCAGGCTCTTGATCTCGTTAACGTAACCGTTCGGAACAACTTCATAAGCAACAACTCCGATGGCTGTCTTGAATTGTGGATCTGATCCTGATACCAAGCGCAGAACTCTTGATGCAATCCAATCCTGAGCATCGGCAGAATCACAAGGCAGATGATCCTTACGAACCACCGCATAAGCACTTAGGGTGAACTTAGTTTCATAAAGCCACTTGCACCCTGCCAACTTCAGTGATTCATTCTTAGAAACGCTTATCTTGCCACGCTTCGCCCAGAAGATTGTGCCTTGCTTCGCATCGAAGTTGGTAACGGGAATAGCCTGCCCATTTCCGATATAGTGAATCCACGCTTTGTCGTTACCATCAGCAGACAATTCACAAAGCCCGTAGATCTGATCGAAGATATTGCCAGCCTCAACTCGTTGATTCAGCCGTTCGATAATTGTGGAGAGTAGATTCATTGTTTGTTTAGTGCGTTTGTGATTTCTTCTGCAATTAAGATGGCGTGTTCTTCTAACATTGCCTCTTGCTCAAAAGTCGTAGGCTGGAAGATGATCCCATACTTCGCTTCAAGCCCATCTACCTTTCCCGATTCTGATGCAGGCAAAGCAATGGCAGCCTCCAATCCTTCGGTGATAACTTCCTCGTTCAAGAATCCACCTTTCAATCTGCCCGTTAGTTCCAATGGTAGCTTGGCTGATGTTTCAGATTTGATCTGAGCATAGCCATTAGGAAAGTATAATGATTCAATCGGATCTCCATTCTTGCCTTTCTTAAATTTAGATGGTGCGTTTCTTAGTGATCTTGGACTTACGTAGATCGGAGTTGTGCTGTATGGCTTTGTCGGCAATTTCTGCCCTTCGCTATTTGTGCCACCCGATGATCCTGTGCCAAAGATCCGCTTAAACATTAATCTCTTTAACTCCCTGACAGGAACGTACAAAGCAGTGAACTTGGATGTCCACCCCTCCAATAAAACATTGAGGCTTTGTTGTACTTGTTCGGGAGTTGATGCCATTACGGTAAGGCTGTAACGTATTTCATATTCCGCTTGCAATCCCAACAATGGCTATCGTCAGGCATACGCATATTTTGCAGCATCGCACCTAACTCATCGTTGTATCTGGTCGCTGCAATATCTCTCGCAGCCACAATGCCCTCAACAGCATCGGCAGTGGCAAAAGGTTTCTGCCCTCTATTGACCGATACGGTAGTATTAACTCGCTGATTCGGTGAGGTAGTTAGTGCGTAGTTGTAGATCTCAACAGCAGTGGCATAAGCCAAAGGCAAAGCCATCAGCCCACCGATTGAGCAGAGCCATCCTTGACGATCACAGTTAACTGAATAGTTAACACTCATTCCTGCGGTGTACTTGGTTGTGATTGTTGATAGCACATTAGTGCCATCGGTAGTAAGATCGATTCCAATAGCATCGACAAACGGGCAAATGTGCGCCTCCCTTAAACCGCCACCACAATCGAAGCAATGACCTTTCTTAGTGATCATCTTCGCTGACTGCATTGTTGATTCATAGACAATAGCTATATCAAGTTTACGCCTTGCGCTGCTGAATGTCTTACCAAGAAATTGATCAAGCGATCCCGTTGCATAGGTGAAGGTTTCAATCAACTTTAGCGTTGACATATCGAAGATCAGGACAGGCACGTTGACATTGCTTGAAGCAATCGCCAAGTTAATGTCTGCCAAGTAGAAATTAAGGAAAGACAATGACTGTGGATCGATCTTTAATCTAATGCCCGTATATCGCCCTGCTCCTGCTGCTGCCTGCACATTGGCATAATCACTCACCAACTGACCAACTCGCTTGCCTTCAATCACAGTGTCCGACTTCATTATTGGTGAAAGCCTCGACAACACATCTGATGAAAGTTTGCGCCAAGCGAATGCTCGTTTATCCACAAACAGTTCTGATCCTTGAAGATATTGGTCAGTGATTAACTGACCTAAGAATGTGGTGTTGATTCCGAGATCATCGATGTATAGGCCCGTTGATGGTTCAACCTGATTGCAATCTCTTAATCCAAGTAGCGATTCAATGCACATCTGCTTGTTTATTTTTTACAAAGATAAAAAAAGGGAGGCACTAAGCCCCCCCTCTTATTCGGTTATCAGATTATCAACTCCGTCTTGGGTTAACAGTTCAAGATCATTCTGAGTGATCAAGTCTGCTAACCCGATTACGGGTTTACAATCGACACGCAGTTTACGTAGTTCACACCAGCATACTTATCAGATGCTTCGTAGATGTCAGTTGGAAGAGTTACGATCTTGCCTGTTGTTGTTAAAACAATCGACAAGCTACCGCAGTCATCCTTCATCGTCAAGTCAACAGGCACACCAGCAGGAGTGAATACCTGAGTCTTGGTGTAGTTAGCACCAGCAGCAGGAGTGATTCCTGCATTCCACTCAGCAAGATTGAATGACAACCATTGGATCGCTCCAGCAGTTGTTACCAATGCTTTGCTTTGGCTTCCTTGTGCAGCAGCCAAACGAGAATCGTAAGCGAATCCAAAACCGTTTTGCTGTGTGATAGCCAACAAGTCAATGCCATACTGAGTGCAGCAGCCAGCAGCCATTGCATTAGCATAACGCTGCATTGCAGCACCACCGAAAGCAATCGGAGCAGCAGGATAGTTCGCCATTCTTGTTGCTTGCTGAATGTCAGCGATAGCGAAAGCGTTAGGCTCGTTAGTGCCAGCCATTGTTGAAATCACCAAGCAATCAGAAGTTACAGTGTAGAAACCTTCTACTTCAGTTCCCCAATTACCAATATTAGCAACCGCTTGAACCGCAGCAACAGAAGCCACCTTGCGATCAATAACATCCATCAATCGCATAATTGATTCAAGAACGTAACGGCTGTTCTCTTGGCAATGGCGAGCGATGTCAGCAGCATTGATAACTTGAGATGCTGTGTAGGTATCATCAGTATCTACTGTGTAAGTAGTTGTTGAATCGCCATACGTATTGGTCGATGTACAAGTAAGGATGTTAGCACCCTCCTCTACTTCTGTTTCAGGCAAACGCTGAATCCAACGTGCTTGAACTGTTTTTAATTTACCGTTTCCAGAAGAAACCTCTGTGCGGATTAGTTTTGAGTTTTCAGGTGAAAGCAAGAACTCCAAAAATGGAAGTTGCTCACGCTGACCTACCTCGATGAATAGTTCAGATAGGGACATCTGAACATTAGGGCATTCCGAAAGAATACGTGAAATTGACATAGTGATGTAGTTTGTAGAATTACCACCGATTGTCAGGCTGATGGCTGCGCCTACTTTGCCCCGTTAAGTTGTGGCTACACTACATCATCATAGTACCGCAAAGATAGTGAATCTTTTACAAAACAAAAAAGCCCACACAATTAGTGCAGGCTCTGAGTTATTGGTTGATTAATTATGGTAAATCTATCTTGCCGAAGAATGGCTTGTCGCTTACTGACCGTTTGCCTTCACAACTCCATAGCTGCCTCGCCCACCAATTAGCAGATCCACGAGGCGAAGGAATGCCCGATGATCGAGCGCAGTAATTATTGCCAGCATCAGTGCCGGGATTGATTCGATAGCCGGAAGCCCCGAAGTGAATCTCTGTGCCATCTTCGGCAACAGCCTTATACTTCTTGCCCTCTCGGTCAGAAGCAGTAACATTGAAACCTTCGTATAGTGGCATAACTATTTTGTAAAGAATCGTGGGTTGATGCCTTTCATCTTCTTGTTATCAGAACTTTCAATGCTCGGCACGAATGCGCCTTGCTTTGTCATTCGTTGCCCTGCTGTTG